AAAATTAGCATCTGGTGGAAACATTATGAGAAGAGGCGTATATGTACCAAAGAATTATATTGGTGCTTTTGTAGGCAGTGCACCTACAAAGCTTACACATCCAGATGAAGATAGATTTTTAACTATAAGAGAATGTTTAAGTATTATGGGATTGCCTGAAGATTTTATTTTACAAGGCGGTGTTAAAAATTTAAATCATATATGTCAGAATGTACCAGTCACAACAGCAAGTGATATGGCGGAACACGTTTTAAAATTTTGTGATGGTAGATTGAATAACCAGTTATGGGATCAAGACTTTATGGTACAAGATAATCGAAAGCAGTCAATAGTTAGTGAAAATAAACCTTTACAATTAGATGCTTTTATGGTATAATAATTATATTATTTGTAGGAGAAATATATGTCAATAATGGATAAATTAAAAAAGAATAGTAAAAGTGATTTTACTTCAATACTATCTGATTCCAAATTCTTTAACGAAAAAGATATGGTGTCAACAGATGTACCAATGATAAACGTAGCATTGTCTGGTTCAATGGATGGTGGATTGGCGCCTGGACTTACAGTATTGGCTGGTCCTTCAAAACATTTTAAAACTTCATTTGCATTAATAATGGCAAGTGCTTATTTGAAAAAATATGAAGATGCTGTGTTATTGTTTTATGATTCAGAATTTGGTTCACCTCAATCTTATTTTGAAAACTTTGGCATTGATACTAATAGAGTATTACATACTCCTATCACTAATGTTGAAGAACTTAAGTTTGATATCATATCACAACTCGAAGGTTTAGAAAGAGATGATAAGGTTATTATAGTAATTGATTCAGTTGGTAACCTTGCTTCTAAAAAAGAATTAGAAGATGCAATAAATGAAAAATCAGTGGCAGATATGTCTAGAGCAAAAGCACTAAAAGGTTTATTCAGAATGACAACACCTTATCTGAATATGAAGAATATACCTTTGATTGCAGTTAACCATACTTACCAAGAGATTGGATTATTTCCAAAAGCTGTAGTTTCTGGTGGTACTGGCATTTACTATAGTGCTGATAACATCTGGATTCTTGGCCGTCAGCAAGACAAACAAGGAACAGAAATAAAAGGCTATCACTTTGTAATCAATGTGGAGAAATCAAGATATGTTAAAGAAAAGTCTAAAATTCCTATTTCTGTTAGTTGGGACGGTGGTGTTGAGCATTGGTCTGGCATGCTCGATGTTGCTTTGTCTGGTAATTATGTTAGTAAGCCCAGCGCTGGTTGGTACTGCCGAGTTGATAAATCAACTGGAGAATTGGTGGAACCAAAAGTTCGAGAAAAAGACACCTTGAATGAAAAGTTTTGGAAACCAATAATTGAAGAAACAGATTTCAAGCAATACTTAATTAACAAGTATTCGATACTAAACTCTGTTAATTTAGCTAAGCTGGACGAACATTAATGGTCTTAAAAGAAAATGTTCATTATGAAATAATACCTGATAAAGGAGACGATCAAGCTTGGAACGTAAGGATCTTATCAGGTATGTTCACAGAAACAGTATTAAGATACGGTGTTGTAAAATTTAATGGTAAAGAAAAAAACATGTCATTTAATTTTGATATTGTATCCACACCAGATACAGAACTCAATGTATCTAATTTAGAATTACAAGATTTTGCTGGAATGATGCTTGAACAAATTATGGCTCAAGGTATTCGTGATGGTGAAGTTATAACAAGAGAGGTAAAAGATGCAGATTAGCCCAACACAAAGACTAATGTTGATCATGGATGAAATTGCAATTGCAAAAGGAAAATTAAGACCAGAAGATACCGGTCACATTCATACATCAATAAGCTACTTAGAAAGTAGAGCAGAAGAAGTACAAAAAGAAATAGATGAAGGATTAAGAAAAGCTGCCTATGCCAACTAATTTAGAACAAACTATATTACGTAATCTTTTAACCGATGAAGAATATATGCGTAAAGTATTACCTTTCATTAAACCAGATTACTTTGAAGGCATATATCGAATACTATTTCGTGAAGCTGGTAAGTTTGTAGCAAAATATAATAAGCTACCAAATGCTGAAGCTTTTAAGATAGAACTCGATAACGCCGATAAATTAAATGATGAACAATATAATTTGGCTATGGATATTGTGCCGCAATTATTTGCTGGTGAAAAGGTAGATGATAAGTGGTTAATTGATACTACTGAAAAGTGGTGTCAAGATCGTGCAATATATCTTGCAATTATGGAATCAATATCAATTATTGACGGAAAGCACGAACAATTAACTAAAGGCGCTTTACCTGATTTATTAACTAAAGCATTAGGCGTTGGCTTTGATTTAAAAGTAGGTCACGATTATGTAGAAAATGCTGAAGACAGATATGAATTTTATCACACAGAAGAAGATAGATTGCCTTTTGATTTAGAATACTTTAACACAATCACAAAAGGCGGTGTTCCACGTAAGACTCTTAATATTGCTCTTGCTGGTACAGGTGTTGGTAAATCTTTATTCATGTGTCATGTTGCCTCCTCTGCCTTAGTGCAAGGTTTCAATGTTTTATACATTACAATGGAAATGGCTGAAGAAAGAATTGCTGAAAGAATAGATGCTAATTTACTAAACGTTCCTATAGATCAACTTGATAAGATGTCAAAAGACATGTTTACTACAAAGGTAAAAGATATTTCTCGTAAGACAACTGGTAAATTAATTATTAAAGAGTATCCAACTGGTTCAGCACATTCAGGTCATTTCAGAGCTTTACTTAATGAACTAAAACTTAAAAGACAATTTGAACCCGATTTAATATTCATAGATTATTTAAATATATGTGCAAGTTCAAGAATGAAAGGAATGGGCGGTGCAATCAATTCATACTCTTACATTAAAGCAATTGCTGAAGAATTACGTGGTCTTGCAGTCGAATTTGACTTACCGATCTTCTCTGCAACGCAAACGACTCGTTCTGGTTATTCTAACTCGGATGTTGGGCTTGAAGATACAAGTGAATCTTTTGGATTACCCGCTACTGCGGACTTAATGTTTGCTCTTATATCAACTGAAGAACTTGAAAAGCAAGGTCAGTTTATGGTCAAACAATTAAAGAACAGATACAACGATCCAACACAACATAAAAGATTTGTAGTTGGTGTTGATCGTAGTAAAATGCGATTATATGATGTAGAAGAAAATCAACAAACATTAACAGACGATACACCAGTGTTTGATAAAACTCCAACTGGTCAACGATTTAAGGATTTTAAATTATAATGTTTTATGATATAAAAAAATTAAATGAGTTAGAAAAAGAACTATCTGAAAACTTGATGCAAGCAGATGGTAAAACACACGAAAAAGAGTTTAGACAATTTTGGATAAATTATAGAAGTGATGTACCAAAATGTTTAATGGCAATAAGAGAATATATAAGTTTATTAGAACAACTGGAGCGGCAAAATGATAGCAAAACTAGTTAGTTACAGCAAATCATCTGAATTTAAAAGTTATGATAGTAACGAATATGGACCACTTGATGTGCAAGACTTAATTGCTTTTTGTGCAAGAGTTTCTAATCCATCAGGCCAACTAAATACTGAAACTAATGAAAAGCTTTTAAAATATCTTATTAAGCATCAACATTGGTCTCCGTTTGAAATGGCAAGTGCTTGTATTGAAATTAATACTACTAGAGATATAGCCAGACAAATACTTAGACACCGTAGTTTTAGTTTTCAAGAGTTTAGTCAAAGATATGCAAACCCAGTAAAGGAGTTACAATTTGTTACAAGAGAAGCGAGAATGCAAGACGATAAGAATAGACAAAGTAGTATCGAAGTTGATGACGAAGCTTTCCAACTCGATTGGGAAAGAGAACAAAAAAGAGTCATATGGTTATGCAAACAAGTCTATGAAGCCGCAATCAAAAAAGGAATAGCCAAAGAAGTTGCAAGAGCAGTATTACCTGAAGGTTTAACTACATCAAGGATTTATATGAATGGAACAATAAGAAGCTGGATTCATTTTATTGAATTAAGATCAGGTAATGGTACTCAAAAAGAATGCAGTGAAGTTGCAAGAGCTTGTGCTGAAGCAATAGCAAAAATCTTTCCAATGGTGAAAGGGTTTGTGAATGAATAAAAATACACAAGATATGACAGGAACAGGTAGACATATCGAACTACCTGATCCTGAACCACAAAGATACTATGATTGGATGTTATGGAAGCTTAGACAAGAACCCGATTGGCAGGCCATGAAACAAAAAACAAGAGAACCATTTATAAGACAATTTTTAAAAATGGATAGTTTATTACTTGCTTTAATCTATACAGCTGGTCATATTATTATAGCCATGAATGTTGTATATTTTATGACAGGTGCCAGTTTATGGGAAGCTGGTACCGTAGCTCTTATAGAACCGATAATAAATGGCTGTTGGTTTTTTATATTACATATTTTATGGAAAAAAATACAAAAAAAGTGAAAATAACGGTGTACATTCCTTTAAAACTGGTGTATAATAATACTATATTAATTTAAAGGGAGTTATAAATGGGTATACATATAGGTCAACACAACAGATCTTCCTCATGGGTTGGAAGATTTGATCCAAAGAATCCACAAGACATGTTAGAATATGAAATGGTTAAATCCGTTGCAAGAGCATGTAATTCATCTAAAATAAAATTCAGAGTTGAAAAGAAAGGTAGAAAACCAACCAAAGGTTTTACTTGGTTTGGTGATCCTATAGGAGGCATTAAGAATGCTACACTCTGGGATGTATACATTTATAGGAGGTATTCTTAATGATTATTGTTGATTACAGCGGTATCGCTTTAGCGAGTATTATAATTAATAAAACGTTTGATGAACGACTAATTCGTCATATGATTCTCAACTCCCTTAGAATGTATCGTACAAGATACAAAGATGAGTATGGCGAATTAGTCCTTGCTGTTGATGCGTCAAACAACTGGCGCAGAAAAGCTTTCCCTCAATACAAAGCTAATAGGAAAAAAGGTAGAGACGAATCCACCTTTGATTGGAATGAAGCTTTTAGAATACTAAATATGGTAAGAGAAGAAATTGCAGAAAACTTTCCATATAAAGTAATTCGTATTGATGGTTGTGAAGCTGATGATGTTATCGGTACGATTGTGAGTATGAATCCAGATTCAAACAATGATTTTAATCCAGAAAAGATCATGATCGTATCCTCTGATAGAGACTTCCTACAATTACAAAGATACAAAAATGTAAGACAGTTTTCACCACTTCTTAAGAAAGAATTGAAAGAAGAAAATCCTAGATTGTATCTTCAAACACATATCATTAAAGGTGATAAAGGTGATGGTGTACCAAACATCTTGTCTGATGATAATGTATTTGTTGAAGGCTTTAGACAAAAGCCGATGTCTCAAAAGAAAGTAGATAATATTATACAAGACTTAGAAGAAGGTGAATTACTTTATGCAGCATCTTGGTATCGTAACTATTGTCGAAATAAAAAATTAATTGATCTCACTGAAACACCAGAAGATTTAAGAAAGCAGATTATAAATAACTTTATAGATCAAGATCCAGCTTCATTACATAGTAAGAAAGGTAAAGTCTTTCCTTACTTAGTAAAGAATCGTTGTAATGAATTGATTAAAAGTGCACAGGAGTTTATTTAATGAAACAGTATGTATTTGAAGTCTTAGAAGAAATGGCTAAGCAAAGAAGTAAAAATGATAAAGTTCGTGTTCTCAAAGACAATGAAACATGGGCTTTAAAAGATATTATAAGGGGATCTATGGATACCACCGTAGCTTGGAATTTACCTGAAGGTGAACCACCATACACTGCAGCTGCAGCTCATAATCACGCAAGTAACTTAACACAACAAAATGGAAAGTTTAAATACTTTGTAAAAGGTGGACCAGGCGATAAGATGCCAAAATTCAAGAGAGAAAATATTTTTATTGAAATACTTGAAGGTGTGCATCCAGAAGATGCTAAGCTAGTTCTCAACATGATAAACAAAAAGAAAATCCCAGGAATTTCTAGACCAGTTGTAGAGGAGGCCTTTCCAAAATTACTTCAGGACTAATCTACAACCTTTTTACGAAAGGTATAAAGATGTTACTACAACAACTTGTAAAAGATTACGAACTTCACGGATTAAAAATTAAAAAAAGAGGAAGAATTAATCGAATGGCAAAAATATCTAGGAAAAGAGATTTTGTGAGAAAAAAAGTTAAGTTACTGAAAGTCTTGGAGAATAAATTTCAAATCAATTGAAAAAATAACTATTTACAAACAGTCAAAAACATGGTATAATATATTATTTGAAAGGTGAAAACATGAATATTTTTATTTTGGACAAAGATCCCGAAAAAGCTGCAATGATGATGTGCGACAAGCATGTACCAAAAATGATTGTCGAATCTGCTCAGATGCTATGTACTGCACACCGCTTGCTTGACGGTAAACCAGAAAAACGTAAATCAAGATCCGGTAAAACTATTCAAACATATTATGCCTTCGGTGATATAAGAGATGATATTTACTATGCAGCTGTACACAAGCATCATCCATGTACTGTATGGACTATGGAAAGTAAAGATAACTACAATTGGCATTATCACCACTTTGTATCTCTTGCTAGAGAATTCGAATTTCGTAGAAATAAAAAACACGTTACATTCGAAAAGTTAGGCGTTGTACTCGCTGCACCACCTATAAATATACCAGAAGCTGGTCTTACTGAATTTGCTCAAGCAATGTCTGCTTATCCGGACTGTATAGTCGAAGGTGATGCAGTACAAGCGTACAGAAACTATTACCATAAAGCTAAACCATTTGCCAAATGGGATTGGGGCAGACCAGCACCAGAGTGGTGGGAAGGATATCAAGGTGCCTAAGTATACAGTAAAGCCTTTAGAAGAAGGCGATGAATACGATATTGAATGTAGCTCAGAAGAGTTAGAAGTTTATCTTAAAGAACACAATTGTATAAA